TGCGGTAGCTGCACCCCATTTTGCCATATTTTTTCCAGCAACAAGACGATTGCGATTATTTTTAGCTTCTTTTACAGAAGTCTCATGGCTTGGTTTTATCTCTATTACTTCAACTTTCTTGTTGCCCTCTACATCTTCATACACAACAAGAAAATCTGGAACATAAATTGATTGCTTGCCAGTTAATGGATTGCGATAAGGAATTTGTATTGCTTCACTAGCCCATTGCTTGATGCTAGGAGTGTTGTCGCAAAAAAGCATAAAGGTTAATTCCCACGACGAACGATAGACCGGGGCTTTCTTCCCGATATATTTCTCAGGGTTCTTAACCGTAAATTTACCTCTGGCCCATTTAGGCATAACGCTACGCCTTTATTTCACGGGCAACGTAGAATGGGGGCTCTTGAAGACCGCTAACACCAAGTATAGATGTTTGCGATCGGGCAGTATTGAGATATGCTGCGATCAATGCGTCTTGTTCACGGTTGCTACCCGCTGCTTTTAGTTCGGTAATAAATTCACTAGGTGCTATTCCTCTAGCTTTTGCGATGGTGATGTAAGTGACCGCTAACTTATCAGCCAAAGCAGGATCTGATGTCCTCGTAGTGGCAAAGGTCCTAATCACATCAAACTGATTAGCGTCGACCCCCTGTGTTATCGGCCCTGGATTTCCGAATTGGTCTAATTGAAGTTCAGGCATAGTGTGTTATTTATGGCCCAATAGCGGGAAACCCCACACCTTTACCTGCTGCAATGGCTGCAAGTGCATTGCGTACTGCTTGATTAACGTCACCCAGTGCAATAGCTTTAATGTCCTTCGCTTTGAGTCCAACTCTTGCTGCTATGATAGCTGCCGCTGCAAAATTACCTGCTTCTAGTTGAGCAAACAGATTAGATACAGAATCAGACAATCCGCCAGTACCAAAAATTGTACTGGTAACATTGGTTCCCAATGGTGAAGGTGTAAGGTCAAAGAATCGGTTTTTAACTGCGGCCCAACTTGCAATTTCATTTCTGCCTAATGAGCCAGAGTTGTATAAAACAGTTTCGTAATCAATGTTCATTGTATGTGACGAGAAACCACTCTCACTATAATCTAATGTATCGTGTGCAAATGATGTGACTAGCGGATTTACTAATACATATTCTGAATATCGTGCATTGTTAGTAACAGTCTTACCAGCACCTGCTGGTGGTCGAGTTCTACTGCGCATAAAATGATAGATGCGAATTGCCTTCAATGCATTTGTCTGTCGTGCTAATCCTGGTTGTACCGGACCACCTGCTGCTGATTCTTGTGTATCAAGACCCCAGTTTGCTGATAGTTCAGGACTATACACACTTGAGAAAGCCGACTTTCCGTTGCCACCAGTCGACGACCATTCGTCGGGAATCTTTACACCTTGATTTTGTCCAGTAAATTTTGTGTATCGCGGATCTTGACTATAATATTGATAGTAACCATACCAGAAGTCACGAACAATGTTGCTCATATCATCGTGAAATGTAATTTCGATTGGTTCGTAGTGCATCTTGTTTATAGCAAGATTTTTTCTATTGTATTGGTTATGTTGTTTAACATCGAACTTGTAACTAGGTAAGCGTACATTCTTTACAAGGATGCCTAATACTTCTTCATCGCCAGGTAAAGTAAACCAGTTGAATCTATTGTTGGGACCGTTGTTAGGACTTAGTGCTGCTCTAATGTTTGCTGATACGCCCTGGTTGAATTCAAAATAAACGTGAAACCAACTCTTGAACTTTGGCATCCGAGCATTGTTATCAGCATGGAAGGTTTTGGATGCGTGCTGATAATCTCTGACGTTAATGTCGCCGAGCAATCCAGAAATTATTTCTGATCCAAAAGTGTTAAGTGGATTGGTTGCCATATTAATATTTAGTCAAGAAAAACCCGCTGGATAGCGGGCTTCTCTTTCGAACAACTGCTGCTATTAGCCTGTTACGACTGTACCAATAGTGCGGCCAACAACTGCGCCAATACCATTACCAATCGGTGTTTGTAGCGCGTTATCAAAGCTAAGTGATAACTGAATTGTCATTGGAGCACTTTCAGCGTAATTCATGTCATTGTAGTTTGCCGACTTAATCCAGCAACCGTACATTTCCCAAGTTTCAAGAACTGTCGGAACGTTAACACCGTTACCGCCGTCTAGAACTTCGTAATTCATTTGGAATTTGTAATCGATGCCCGATGCTGCCGAGCTTTGTTCTAGGAAGTCGAACTGCTTTTGCATCTGCTCGCCAACAAGCTTTGCAACTGCGCCGCCTGCATCATCACGGATATTAACGGTCGCGTCCTGCCACGTATACTTGCCAGCATACTTAATTCTGCTGTTGTAGACGTCGATTACTTGTGGATCAAAGTCAACGTTTGGACGGGTTACATCAATAACTTGTTTCGTCAATTCCGTTGTTGGCTGTGAGACACCAAAATTTAGGAAAGTAACGCGAAAGCGATACTTTAGTTTTGGCATCAATAGACCCTGTGCTGTGGCGCTTTGGCCTGTTTGCAGAGGGACTGTAAATTTAGTTAGACTTGCGGTTGACATAGTAATGCTCCTGTCCTTGTATACGTTTATTTATCTCGTTTCACTACCAAACTCGGGGGCCTTTCGACCCCCGATTTTGCCTTACTGTCCTGCTGCGATCGAACCCGTATTCTTCACTCTGATTGGAATGTAGATGAATTCTGCTGCCTTTACTGGCTCAATAGCAATGTCAACCCACAGTTCGTTACGGTCGATGCGCTGTGGTGTATTGTTGCTTTCGTCGCATTGTACAACGTAGTCATATAGACCGCGCTTTGCCTTGATGTCGTTTAGTTCCTTTTCGATGTTCGCCTTGATGCTCTTACGGGTGATATCATCGTTTGGTTCAAACACATACTGGCGTGCCAGAGCGTCGATTTGCTGACGCAGGTATACAATCAAACGTGCAACGTTAACGCGATCCAATGCGCTGTTTAGTGGGTAACGAGTCTTTTGACCGTATACAGTAATACCTGCCGAACCTGGGAATACTGTAATTGGGTTAACCCGTGCATCATACAGTACATCACGTAGGCCGCCTGTTAGGCCAATGCTCTTAAACTCACCCGTTGCTGCTTCAATGTAACCAATTGCTAGAGCGTTGTCAACTGAACCACGACGTAGACCAGCTGGCGCTAGCCACGGATAGCTTTGTTGATCGCTGCGTAGAATTGTGCGTAGCGTCATGTGGCTCGATGGAACAACAACACCGTTGCCTGACAAATCGCGAGTGAAACCTGCTGGGTAGTAAACACCTAGATAACCATCATTGCTTACTAGACCTTGTTCATTGTTGTCCGAAGCTAGATCTAGGTTATTTGCCCAACGATTCAGTGTATTACCAGTTGCTTGTAGACGTACTGGCGAGTCACCAATGATGAACGCTGTCTGCTTACGATTGTTGTTCAGCTGGATCAGTGTTTGAATCATTTCTGGATATCCAGGAGCAACTAGCAGGTTGAACGGACGTTGGTCTTCTAGCAACTCGACGCTGTTAGATACCACGGCAACCATTGCCTTGACAACCATGTTACGTTGCGCCTTGCGTCCTAGGAATGCAACACCGTTCTCTGTATTACCGCTGACTGATGTCCATGTGTTAGCATACGACAAGCTTGGGAACGCGCCGACTGTGTATTGCTTAACGTTCATGAAGCTGCGACGTGTGTTCCATAGCAACATACCACGTGGATACAATGTGTAGCTTGGGCAATCCGAGTCAACGTAGTTATTTGTTTGCATTGCGCTAATCGTTGGGATTGTTCCTGTAACAACATCAGATGTAGCATCACCCATGAATCGTGCATCACCAAACAGAATACCATTTTCTGATGTTTGATCGGTTACGTCGATCTGTACCCACATATCGTTGCTTTCAACTAACGACCAACGATAAATCTTCGGGAAGTCTTCTAGGTTGCCGGTGTCAATCCATAGGTCACCATTTACTAGGGCGCCACCTGCTTGATTTTCTGTTGGCATCGATGCTGCAACAATCGGACCGTCTGCGCTTGTGTTTACTAGGTTGTAACCACGCGAGTCGGTTGATACATTGCGATAACCCTTCCAGCTTGTGCCATCATTGATCATGATGTCGAAGTCTTCTGTGTTATTGCTGTACCATAGCGTACCGTCTGCTGGATCACGCTTTGGTTCCGAAGCCGATGCTGTGTAAACTGCTTCGACCCAATTGCTTACTAGTAGAGTTGTAGTAAGACCAACTGCGCGAACCTTAGCTGAATTAGCAGTAATACCTAGGTCAGCTAATGGTGTATTTGCACCATCAACTAGATATAGCACGCCGCCCTTTATGTGGGTTAGGCTAACTGCACCACTTGATTCAATATTTGCACGAACGTTTGGAATACCAGCATTGTTAACTTGAGTAACAAATTCTTGTGGTGTTCCTGTTGCCGATGTAACCGTTGCTGCTCCTGTTAGCGTGCTGCTACCCGGAGTTGATGCTTGGATTGTAAACGACCATCCACCAACTAGTGCAGGACTTGTGTCCGATCCAACAACTCGTGTTACACCCGATTCACGTTGGAATAGCGTGTATGCTAGTTCTTCGTAAGTATCCTTAGCTGGATCATACTGAACATAGATTGTGCCAGTAGGAATATTCAATCCGCCACCAACTGGATCTAGTTCTTTTAGAGCAGTTTCATCGTTAACTGCTAGAGTTGTATCTAGTCCTGTCCACAATGCTGCCGTTGAGTTCCAACGCTTGACAGCAAACAATGCACCTAGGTTAGGTGAAGTTGTCTTTAGCCATACGCTGCCCGATGGGCGCGGTGTTGCATCAAACGAACGCCATTGAGGTTGTGCTGTGTGCTTTGCTGGTGTAAACATTGGGCGGAAATATGTACCGGCTGTGAAGAACGATGCAATTGTTCCAGTAGCTGCAAGAAGTACGCTACCTGCCCCGCCTGCTGCCGTAGCATCAACATAAATGTCAACTCGTCCACCGGAGTTCATTTCTGCTGTGACACCAGTGATAGCTGCATCATTGATGTCTTGTGCAATTTGTGCTGCGGTACCACCTATTAGTGTAACTGGATCACCGTTAAGTGTTAGCGTGTCTGTGTTAAGCGAATTTGGACTTGCTGCACTTTGAACCGTCGGATGCGAAATTTGCCAATCTAGGCCACCAACAATTTGCCACAAGCCATCTACCGGGTTCTTGTAATAAACTGGGTTGCTTGTGTTTAGAGTGTTAACTGCATAGTCACCCGGAACACCAACTTCTCCTGCTGGCGGATTTGTAAGTACACCACCATCAAGGTAGATTTCATCTGTAATGACTAGCGGAGTTACCGAAGCAAATTGACTGGTTGCAGAATTCCATTCAAAGATGCCCCATTGTGTTAGCGAGGTGTCTAGCCAATTTGTACCATTTGCTGGATCACTCTTCGGACGTTCTGATGTGCTAGCTAGAGCAGCTAGGTCAATATCGGCGCGCATAACGTATGCTTGCTGTCCTGTACCTAGTGCCGAGTATGCTGTGAACAATCCGTATTCGTTCAATTCATAGCCATGAACTGGGACGCCGTTTGGCGCGTAGAATATTGGATTACCAAAAGCATTAACAAGTTCACGCTGGCTAGTAATAAGCCATAGCGCACCGGCATTAGCTGCTGTGGTACCAGGAGCAATGTCTAGCCCACTAGGCGTTAACTTATTTTCTGCTGTTGCAATGACAACAAAAGGAATTGTTCCTTTCGGCGCTGGCGTATAAACGCTTTCGTCTGATACTGTAATTTCTACGCCTGGTGATAGTAAGGTCATTTGATACTCCTGATTCGTTAATGATATTTAGCATTAAAGAGTAAAAGGCGGTGATTACAGACGCCTTTGACAAAGGTCCGGTTAAATAGAAGTATGCCTAATAGACCGCTTTG